TAAATGTACCTATGACATTAGATATGTATGCTGCTTGTGTAGCTTTTTCTTATAATGGAGGAAATAAAGGTTTTGCAACTTCTGAAACTGCTTCATTAATTAATCAAAAAAAATATAAAGAAGCTTTTGAAAGATGGAAAACTGAAAAGATAAATTTGGGAACCAAAACAGAAAAAGGTTTAAGAAAAAGAAGAGAAAAAGAATCTGCATTATTTATGAGTAATATTCAAAATAATATCACATAAATAAAAAAACGCATAAAAAAATATGCAAAATCCAATTAAATACATTCTAAATTGCATTTTTTTGCCAAAAAAGATGTATGGTAACTCATATATAGTAAAAAATAAAGGAAGTTTTATAAAAAACTAACTTTTCCCTATTTATTAGGGTCTAAAATTATTAATAGGGTCATATGGATATGACACTCGATGGACAAAAGGTTGTTCTGATTGTAGAAAATAGCAATCATAAATTAAAGGTTAAAGAATCTAGCAATGACAAATATGTTTTAGAAGGCGTATTTTGTCAGTTTGGTGTAGAAAATAATAACCGTAGAATTTATGAAGAAAAAGAGTACCTACCTCACTTAGATTATTTACAAGAAAAAATTAAGTTAGGTAATTTAACTGGACAACTAGATCATCCTCAAGATTTTGAAGTTCGCTTGTCTCAAGCATCCCATCTTATTGAAACTCTAGACTATGATAATAAACAACGTCAGGTAGTTGGAAAAGTTCGTCTTTTATCTACACGTTCAGGTAAAGATGCTCGTGCTTTAATTGATGATGGTGTTCAATTATCTATATCATCAAGAGCAGCTGGTGTAGTTGAATCTGATAAATCTGTGAAAATTAAAAGAATTTTTACTTATGATTTAGTAGCAGATCCAGGTTTTGCAAATGCACAGCTTTCAAGATTGAATGAATCATTAGGACTTAGTGACAAATCAATTAATATTTATGATATGAGTTCAAAATATGCGAGTGTCGAAGATGCTATTAATAATCTAGAACCGCAATCTAAAAATCAACCCTCTAAAATGGATCATTATGTAACAGAGGAAGTCCTAAATGACTACTCTAAAGAGATCCGTAAAGAATTCGAGAGATTTACAAAGCGTCTCGATGAGATGAAAGGTGTAAATATATCCGAGCCTTCAGCAAATTTCTCAAACGAGTTTGAGCGTATGTCAAAGTATATTAATTACTTAGCTGAAAAACTAGATCAGGTTATCGAATATTCGAATTATCTTGCGGAAAATACTCAAAGCAATCGTCAATACAGTAATTATATTGCTGAAAACTTGAATAATTCAATTGATTATTCAGAACATATTGCAGAACATGTAGAAACTACTCAAAAGTATACAAATTATTTAGCAGAAAGTTTAGACAAAAGTATTCAATATACAGAACATGTTGGAGAAGAAGTTGAAGTTCAAGCTAAGAAAACTAATGAAGCAATTCGATATAGTGAATATGTAGCTGAAAACTTAGACAATGGTATTAAATATTCAAATTATTTAGCAGAAAACTTAAATAAGTCACAAAGTTATGCGGACTATTTAGCAGAAAACTTAGATAAGAATATTAGATACTCAAACTATATTTCTGAAAAATTAGATACAGGTTTACAATATGCTGATTATATAGCAGAAAATGTAGATAATACACAAAAGTATACTAATTATTTAGCAGAAACTTTAGACCATTCTATTCAACATAATGATTACATATCAGAGCATTTAGATAATACTATTCGTTATACAGAATATGTAGCTGAAAGTATAAATGGAGAACTAAAGGATGAAAGTCCAAATTATGTTAATGAATCTTTAAATGAAACCACTTTTTTAAATAAAAATCAAAATAGACCTCTAGACGAGAGAATTGATGCTGTATTAGAATCTGTCAGAAAACAAAAGGTAGAGAATGTAGCAAAAAGTAATAATTATCAGTTCTTAACTCTTTTGAGTGAATCTAGACAAAATGATTTTCTTGCACTTGATGAAACTAAAAAACAAAAGGTAGTCAACGCAATTAATGAAAGTGTATGGTTTGGAGAAAGCGATATTATAAGAATATGGAACAATGCTCTTACATCATATAATACTAATTCACCAAAATGGATACAAGAAATGCCTGTAGAGTATGTACCAGTTTGGGAATCTATGAATTCAGATGCAAAGAATCGCATTGTTGCACAATCTAAAATGTATCGTTTGGAAACTTCATATCAAATTAAAAATTTCTGGTCAACAAGAGGTCTTGATGAAATGAAAGGTAATTCACTAATTCTTAATGAATCAGTAAAAAATAATTTTGATGTGAAATCAGTAAATGACTTGGGTTATAATAGCGAATATGTTAGTAGTATCGCAAGTCAATTAGCAAATCGATTTAATCGATAAAAACAAAAATTAAAATAAATTTATAAAATGCAAATTTTAAATGAAGCAAAAATTCACGAAACCTGGGCTCCTATTATTGAGTCACAAACAGGTATTAAGAATAAAGAAACTCTTAACTGGCTTTCCAAATATTGCCATTATCACACCTTAAATGAATCTTCAACTTACCAAACACTTGGTGGCACACCAGGTATGGGTGCAATTGCTGCTCCAACATTTGGTGGCGGAGCATCTGGTTTTTATACATCATCCAATCAAGGTTCTGGTGATAAATTCCCATCACTTCTTCCTTTAGCTATTCAAGTAGCTGCAAAGACAATTGGTTTTGAAATCGTTAATGTTGTTCCTATGTCAGGACCTGCTGGCGTTCTTACATATCTTGATTATGTATATGCAGGTGGTAAAACAACAACTGCAACAAAGCCTGAAATGATTGAATTATCAGCAACTGTTACTATTCCAGCTGGTGCTCTTGCTGTTGGAACTACATATTGGGCTGTTGATACAAGCGGTATCGCTACATTTCCTACTGACATGAATGATGGTACTTATTATGCTATTCAATTGACTTATGTAGGTAAATCACGTATTTCAGGGAACCCTATTTTTAGAGTTATTGGAACATTTGCAGTTACTTATGACACAGATGTAGCAGATTCAAAAGTAGCAGATGATACAATCACAGTAGCAGACGTATTGAATGGTGATGCTGTTATTACAACAAGCACAGGTTCTGCTCCTAATCAACTTCCTACACAAACAACAGGTGGTTCAGCAACATTCGTTGCAACTGCAGCAACAGCTTCTTTGGTAAATGCTCTTGAAAATCATATTCATGGTTTCTCAGGTGCAGGTCCAACTGATGCTGATGATTGGTCAGGTGATCTTGTACAAGCTACTGAAAAATATGAGCCATTAGATCGTGGTACTGGTGAATCTACTTACTACCGTGTTATGGGCTTGAAAGCTTATACAAAATTCGTAGAAGCGACAACTTATCAAGTTGCAGCATCTATCACAACTGAACAAATTCAAGATTTGAATCGTCAGTATGGTATCGATGTTGTTGCTATGGTTGAGAATGCACTTGTTAATGAGATTTCACAATCTATCAACAAGCACATCTTGAGCCGTGCATTTGCTCTTGGTTGGTCAAATAACTATGAATTCTATCAAGTTATGGGTGAAACAATGAACTTCCGTATAGATAATACAAGTGATCTTACATCAGGTCTTCCACAGTACTTGTTGAAAAATGGTACATATACAACAGCATCTGGTGCAGGTAGTATTCCTATCAATGGTTTCTCAGTGGCAGGTGCTGGTACAACACTATTCGAGAACTTGTCAACAGTTCAAAGACGTGTTGTTTCTAAGATTTTAGCAGCTGGTAATATTATCGCTTCACGTGGCCGTCGTGGTCCAGCAAACTTTGTTGTTACAAATGCTCAAGTTGCTACAGCACTTGCAGATGTTGCACAATTCACATTTGCTCCTATGGCTAACACAATCAACCAAAACAATGGTTCTCTTTACCCAATCGGTACATTAGCAGGTATGACAGTTTATGTTGATCCTAACATGGAATGGAATGATACAAGAGTTCTTGTTGGCCGTAAAGGTACAGACGAAGAGCCAGGTTTGAAATTCATGCCTTATTTGATGGCAGAACCAATTCAGACAATTTCTGAAGGTACAATGTCACCTAAAATCGCAGTTAAGAGCCGTTATGCACTTGTTGAAGCAGGTCAGCTTCCACAAACAATGTACTATACATTCATAGTATATCTAAACGGTCAATCATTAGTATAATCTTAAAGATTATAAGACAATAAAAAAGGGGCTTTCGAGCCCCTTTTTTTATGTCTTATAAAACTATTTGCGGATCTTTATTTTGATGTGTTAAAATTGTAATATGTTTGTCTTTCTCAAA